GCTCGCCGCGCTCTTGTCGAAGGCCGCAGCTGTCTGGCCTCTCGTCATCTCGGTCGGAATGAACAGGCCCGAACGAACGACGCTGATGGGCCCGCCCCAACGACGACTACCGCCAACGCTGCGGTAGACATGCCCGCCGAGCTTGGGCGATGGCGCGCGTCGTCCGCGCGGGCCCGAGGTGATGAAGGCGCGATCGTAGAAGGTCGATCTGTTCCATGGATGCGCGGTCACCCCGCCGCCGCCTTCCCTGGCGCCGAAGTATTTCAGCCTGACGTTCCCGCCTTCCGACCAGATCGTGTAGCTGAGCGAGCCCGCGTCGGCCGGCAATTCACGCTGCGCGCGCTCAAGCGTGTCGCCCGGTAGACCCGTTTGCGCCGTTTCCGCCGCCACCGTCGCCTGACGCACCGCGCGTCCACCCTCGTTCAGCGCCTGCGCGAGAACGCCGCGCCCTTGACCGCCCGCAAGCGCGTCGAGCCGCGCCGCGTAGCGCGATAGCGCCTGATCGCGAAAGGAGACGACGATGTGCATGAGAGTTATCCGGAAAAAGAAAACGCCCGGAAGCGGTTCGCTCCGGGCGCATTTATGAGATTCCAATATCAGAACTTTTAGCAGCGCTTCAGCATCGCGTCAAGCCTTTGTTGTGTATTTTCAATGCGTTGTGCGGCGGGTTTCTGCGGTGCAGTGCGTGTGTGTGCGGGGTTCTGTCGTGCGTCACAGCTTGAACACCCGCACCAATGCGTTCAACGCGACCCGAAAATTGCCGATGTCCTCCTCCCGCCAGTTCGCCGTATCCTCATCGGCGCAGACTACGCGGTAGACCAGCAGCGTTGGCCGCATGCCTGCCGAGAAGCGATGCTGCCGATCGCATTCGTCGAGTGCGTCGGTCGCTTGCTGGAATTTCTCTCGCAACTTCTCGATGAGTTCCAGCAGCGGCTCGCTGGGCGAACTGCCGAAGATACCCTCGTTGATGAGAATGCCCGAGACCGAACGCGGACTCGGCATGGGCAAGCCCATCGCGATGTGGTGACGCTGGTGCAGCTCGCCGAAAACGACGCCGGCCTGATATTGCGTTTCGCTGATCACGTTGCAAAACGCCAGTCGTCCAAGCGACGTGCCGAGACGTTCGTCACGCGCCTGTCTGGCGGTGACGCCGTAGTGGCGTTGCCGGGCCGCGAGCGCCGTAGCCATGGCCTCGCGCTCGGTCTCTTCGCGTTTAAGCTTGCCGCAGGCGTAGCGGTTGCCGGGTTTGCGTTTACGTCCACGGATCATTTCGAGACCTCCGACAGGAGAGCCGTGTAGCCGATCACGTCGATCGCGCTATCGCGGTGTTGAGGATTGCGCGCAAGCCGCGCGAGTTTGAGATCGATCATGCACAGCACGACCTGCGTCGGCGTCACCGCCGCGTTCAGCGTCACCGACCACCGCGCTGCGATGGCGGCCATGGCCGCGTGAGGATCGCCATAGTCGGCGTCGCGCTGCGTCAGCACGCTTTCGACTTCATCGAGCAGATTGGCGACGTTCATTGCACGCCGCCTTTCGTTTTCATGGCCCACAAGAGTATGGCGATGGCGTCGGCCTCGTTGTCGTCGGCCGGGCTGAACCCCCGCGCGTGTACCGCGTCGATCACCGCCTGCTTGTCGGCGTTGCCTTTGCCCGTAATGAACTTCTTGATCGTGCCGACGGGCACGCCCTGGTAGGGAATAACGCGATGCTCACACCAGCCAGTGAGCGTCGCGAGGAAACCGCCGTAGATGTGCGCTGCGTCGACGCCGGCATGGCGGCGCACTTCCTCGAAGTGGACGGCTTCGATCTGGCCGGCGTATCGCCGCAGCTGTTCCAGCCAGCTGCGAAAGCGCAGGTAACGCATCCCGCCACCGTCGTAACGGCTGGGCCTGAAAGACGCGGTCCCGCTGGTGACGACGCCATCGGCGCCGAGCAAGGCCCAGCCGGTGGTTGTGCCGAGGTCGAGCGCAAGGGTGGCGCCGCCATTGGGCGTATTGATCTTTGTAAAGGTCAAGCTTGCTTCTGCGGCAGGCAGAGCAAGAGTCATCGAAGCCATGGATGGTCTCCGTTGTTGGGTGTCATCGGTGGTGGAGGACGACGGCGGCCACAGCGGGTCGCATTGCTTCGGCTGCCGTCGTCAGCTTGTCGTGCGACGGATCAACGAGGCGGACCTCGCGCGAACCCCACGTATGGGATGAAGGGCCAAACCTTACGGTTGGCCCTCCCATACGTAGTATGGGAGATGAAGCACCTAATTGATATTTTTGGCGCAAGCTTATGATTTTGCGTCAAAAACCATGAGAGGGGCATGAGAGAAATATGAGAGACAACCCCTCTCATATTTTTCGCGCAAATCGTTGTTTTTGAATCTTTTTTGATTTTGTCTCTCATATGAGGGGGGCCCCTCTCATATGAGAGACATCCTCATCGGAGCCCTCCGGGTAGACCCAAACCTCGGGATTTTCGACCTCGAGACAGACCGAAGAGTGGGGGCATTTGTAGTGGCTGGGGAGCACGCGACGGGGCTTGGAGGTCAGCTCTCCGGTTTCCGGATCGACGGTCTCTTCCGGCTCGCCAAACTCCATTCCTTCGACGCAGAGGTAGCCGAAGTGCGAACGCGTGGCCGGGAAGCCGAAGGGACTGGCGTTGCGCAGAAACTTGACGAAGCCGCCCGTGGCCAACACGCTCAGGCGATCCTGTATCGTGTGCTTACTGCCGAGACCGGCTTTGTTTTCGAACTTCTCGGCGAACTGTCTTGTGACATAAAGCCGGCCCTCGGCTGCTTCATCGAGAAGAATGCCGAGGATCACATCATGTTTGCGCACACGCTCGGCGTCGAGCTTCTCGCCGATATCCTTGCGCACGAGACGCTCGTTTAACGGGTTCGACTCGATCCAGCGTCCATTGACCTTGTCGATCAGTTTCGTGGGGATGAACGGACCGTTGCGCAACTCGATCTCAAGCTTGCGCTGGCTGTTGTTTTCGTCGGGCTGATGCATCAACAGCCCGGTAGTGTAATAGCCGCGCAGCGCGCTGGCGCCGGAGAGCGATTGAAAAGGATCCTCGCCCACCGCCTTGCGGTGCATCTTGCGGGTGTGGTGCGCGAGAATGACGCCGCAGTCGGGCGCCACTGCCTCGCGCAGCATGTCGACGCGCTCGGTGAGAAAAAACATCATCGCCGAATTGTCGTTTTCGCCACCATTGTCCTTGCCGCCATCAAAAAGGTTGCGGATCGGATCGAGACAGATGATGTCGGGGGCCTGTTCAGGAAAACGCTCACGGATTGCCTGCGCCACCAGCGGCAGACCCTTGTCGTCCAGGATCAGACGCAGCCTGGGCGTGGCGAAGAGATTGTCGCGTGCGCCGGCGATGACCGCCGCATCGAGCTTCACGCCCTGCATCCGCTCGCGAAGATAGTGATACTGGATCTCCGCCTGAAGGTAGAAAATCCGCATGGCGCGCGGCGGTGCGAATCCGAGAAACGGGACGCCGGCCGCCATGTGCGCGAGGAGCGAGATCAGAAAATCGCTCTTTCCGACCTTCGGCGCGCCGCCCAGCACCAGCAGACCGCCGGGCGTCAGCACGCGCGGTCCGATGATGTCTTCCGGCATGGGCTGGTTGTCGTCCAGCAACTGACCCAGCGAAAACACCGGCAGGGTGTGGTTTTTCGGCGCGTCCGACATTTCCAGACGGATCAGCGGCGGGCCGTTCTTTTCGACATGCTTCGCCCACAGCCTGTCGGACTCGAGCTTTAAACGCGACAGCGGCCAGGGCGGGCGCACCAGGGCGGCGTTGTATTGACAGATAGCCTCCCACCCGTCGGCCGGGCTCATCTTCCCCTCATGCACCTGACGAATGTAATGCCCGGCGGCCGCGCTGATGCCAGTGAAACGCGACCAGCCATCAATGCCGCCTTCACGCACGGGCGTGGTCAGCACTTCATCGACGGTGGGTTTCTCGCGCTCCGGAGCCGGCTCGGGCCCGGCATGGATAAAGCGGATCATGTTGTCGACACGCTCTGCGAACTCGCGCAGATCGACTTCGGCATGGGCATTGTGCTGGCGGATGGTGACGGCGCGGCGGAAACCGCCCTTGTGATAGACGGAGCCCGCGACGCGGATCGGCTGATGGGCGGAGCGGAAATGCCAGTCGCCGCC